GAAAGTGGGTATTATTGCTGTAAAAAATTAATAGAAAATAATTGTAATTTGGAGGAAACAATTAAAAATATATTATTTTATGAAGAAAATATTAAAAATGATATTCTAGAAAACCAGATAAAACTATTTTATAAAATAGATGATTTAATATATAGAAAAGAATGTAATATTAATGAAAGTTATTTTAATTTATGGGAAGTATTATTCTCTCAAGTCAAAAATTATTTAACTAGTTATAGTAATAGAATATCTGATTTAATTGAAAATTTAAATAATGATAGTGATGATAATGATTATACAGATGATGATTTAAATGAGATAGATGATTTAAATGAAAATAATAATGAAGAAATAAATGTCTTTCTATCATTTACAACATGTAAACGGTTTGATTTATTTGAACAAACAATAAATTCACTAATTAATACATGGAATGATTATAAAAAAATAGATTATTGGTTTTGTGTAGATGATAATTCAAGTAAAGTAGATAAAGAGAAAATGTTAGAACAATATCCTTTTGTAGATTTTTATTTCAAAATGGATCAAGAAAAGGGTCACAAAAATAGTATGAATATTATTTATAATAAATTAGTTGAATTAAAACCAAAATATTGGATCCATATAGAAGATGATTTTCTTTTTTATAAACCCGCAAATTATATTGAAAACGCAATAGAAGGTTTTAAACAAATGGAATATATGAATATCAAACAAATTATGTTTAATAGATGTTATGGTGAAACAATAAAAGATTATAATTTTGGCACTTATATTAAATTAGATGAAAATTTTGCTATACAAGATTATCGCATAAATAGCGATAAATATGGAACTGCTTATTGGCCTTATTTCAGTTTCAGACCTTCAATCATTAAAGTTGATGCTATTTTAAACATTGGAAATTTTGAAACATCGAAACAGTTTTTTGAAATGGAATATGCGCATAAGTGGACAAATAATGGATATAAAACAGGATTTTTTAATAGAATGACAAATAAACATATTGGCAAATTAACATATGAAAATAATAAACAAAACGCATACCAAATGAATAATGAAGCGCAATTTGATACAAACAATATAAAAATTATCAACTTAAAAAAGAGAACTGATAGAAAACAAAATGTTAAAACACAACTAGATAAGCTTGGAATATATAATTATGAATTTTTTGAAGCAATAAATGGTTATGAAATTGAAGAATCTGAAAAAATTATTGAAATACAAGAATTATTCAGAAACAATGATTTTTCATATAAAAAAGGTGTTATAGGTTGTGCTCTATCACATATTGAATTGTGGAAAAAATTAGTAAATGATAATAATAATGATTACTATCTAATATTAGAAGATGATATAGAATTTAATCCTAATTTTAAAACTATTTATGATGGTTTAACGCAATATTTAAAAAATATTGAAATGTTATTTTTTGGATATCATATGTATGTAAATGTTAACAAAGAAATAAAGGAAGAATATTCTCTCTTGAAAAATGAAATAAAAGTGCAAGATTTCAATGATAATTTATCTTTGGGAGGATTTTTCAGCTATAGTATAAATAAAAAATGCGCAAAAAAATTATTGGAATACATTGAAAAAAATGGAATACAAAATGGAATTGATTATTTAATACAAAAAAAATTATACAAAGATGGTAAACTAGATTGTAAAGAATTGAAACCGCATATTATAAAATCAGAATATTATTACTATAATAATGTCGATACTGATATACAAAATAATAATGAAAAATTTGATTTCTCTAATATAGAAAAAAAAATTATGAATGAGGATTATGATATATCTAGTAATTTATTAGAACAATTTCTATTTATTAAAGGATTGGATCAATTAAATAATGATGTTTATCAATATAAAGATAGTGATTATAACATGATGCAAAAATGTCTTCAAGATGTTAATAGTGTAGGTTTTAATACATTAGGTTTTTTCAAAAAAAACATAGATATTGATAATTTACAAAAAAGTAATTACTTTTCTAATGATGATGGTATATATATCAAGAAAAAATATTATGAATATTACATTAAAAATAAAAAAACTAATAATAGTTTAATTAGTAGAAAAAAATATCATGAATTATGTAATATTGTTTTTACAAATGAAAAATCGATTGATGAATTTGTAATGTCAGAAATAAATGGTAATGTTAATACAGATAATAGTAAAGAAATATATTTTGGTATATTATCAAAATTATTAAAAGATGAAAGTGTAAAAAATACATTATTAACAACAATACAATATTTACATTATAAAATTAATATTATAATTATTGATGATTTCACACACTCATCATGTGTATCAACATTTATCTCAGATATTAATGTTTTTGTTGATTGTCATAATGTTATGAAAATATATCTTGAAAATTGGGGTGATAATTTTGTTTCTACAAAAATACAACCTATTCCTATTGGATTTAATTCATCCACATTATATTTACTAAATCAATATTTAGAAAATGAATTTAAAGAAAATAGCAATAAAAAAGAATTTAAAGAACATAGAGAAAATAAAATCTCTTGTAATTTTCAATACAATTTATTGGATAATTTGGAAAAATGTAATTCTGGATTATTTCCAGATAGAAAAGAATTATTAAATATTGTAGAAAATATTTGTAAACAAGATAATAATAATTGCTTTGTTTTAAATGAGAGAGAAGATTTTGAAAATTATTTAAATAATTATAAAAAATATAAATTTACACTGAGCCCATATGGAAATGGTATGGATTGCCATAGAACATGGGAAGCATTATTGATGAAAACAATTCCAATTGTTAAGAGTGGTCCTCTAGATTTTCTATATAAATATTATGATTTACCTATTTTAATTATTAAAGATTGGAATGAATTAAATTTTATAACGCAGGAAAAATTAGATACATATTATGATTCTCTCTATCAAAAATTTAAAAATATTGAAAAAATGAATGTGGAATATTTTTTAAATTATAAAAATAATACTTATTTTAAAGAAGAAAATATTGCTTTTATTACATTAACAAATAATGGATACTTAGATTATACAAATAATTGCTTAAAATCACTTGAAAATTGTGGTTTTGATAAAACTCCATTAGTTTGCTATTGTGTAGATAATAATTCATATAATAAATTAATATCAAATAAAATAGAAGCATATTATATTGATAATATTGAAAATAGAAATGAAAATTTACTAAAATGTAATGGAAGTGATAAAGAATGGGTATTAATGATGTCAAATAAAATTAGAATTATATATGATGCTTTACAAAATAATAATTATGTTTTATTTACAGATGGAGATATAGTATTTGAAAATAAAGATTTTATGGAATATTGTTATCTTGAATTAAGAAAACATAATGTTGATATGGTAGCACAGGCAGATGATAATCAAATATGTTGTGGTTTTATGTTTATAGAATCAAATAACAGAACTATTGAGTTATTTAAAGATTTATATATTAAAATTACTAGTGAATTTTTAGATGATCAACCTTTAATAAATTCTGATTATTGTAAAAATAAATTTACTTATAAATTATTAGATAGAAATTTATTTTCTAGTGGTGGATATTATGAAAGATATTTACCAAATTCACCTTATATGATACATTTTAATTGTTTTTTTACTCATACAAAGAGAGAAAAGATGAAACAATATAATAAATGGTATATTCAAGAAGAAGTTAAAGAAGAAATTAAAGAAGAAAAAACAAAACAACAATTAAGTATTGAAGAGCAAAGAAAAATTACATATATACTTATAAAAGGGGCTGATATACCAAATAATACAGTTTTGAAATACAATAATACAATTGATTTACAAGAAATAGTTAATAAATGTAATAGTGAGGAATCTTATGTAGGGTTTAATACAAAAGGAGAAATAAAGAATAAAATGACTTTATTGGTTAAAAATCCAGAATTCAAAGGAGAGCATGAAGGAATATTTATTAAAAAACATATTTATGATATGTTTGTCAAAAAAATAGAAGAGACACGTAAAATAAAAGAAGAATTAAAAGAATTAAAAAAGAATAAGGAGCCGTTGCCACCTGTAAGAGAAGCGTCCAAAGAAAATTTTACGCCAAGCAATTCAGAAGGAAGTATTTCAAATAATTCAGATGAAGAAAATGATAATGAAATAAAATTGGAAATTAGTGAATTAGAAGAGAGAGAAGTAAAACAAGAAATAAAACAAGAAAAAAAATATAGAATTAAAATGATATGTGATTGGTGTTCTAGTGAACAACTTTGTAAAGAGTGGAAAAATATGTGTTTAGATGGACAAGGATTTAATTGGAATAATATTGAAATAACATGGGAAAATAGTAATATTGATTATTATATAATTATAAATAAACCAAATCCTAAATTTAATGAATATTATGAACCAAGTAAAACAATTATTTATCAAATGGAGCCATGGGTATGCTTTAAAGACAGAAAATGGGGAGTTAAAACATGGGGAGATTGGTCAAGACCTGATGAAAATAAATTTTTACATGTTCATTCTCATAGAAAGTTTTTGAATAATGTTCAATGGTGGGTAAATATTCCAAAACCTATACAATTATCTGGTAAAAAACAAGATAGAATTGTTAATATTCTCTCAAATAAAAAATGTGATGAAGGTCATTTGAAACGTATTGAATTATGTAAAACTCAAGATTATATGAATATAAGTGATACTTTTGGAAAAGATAATTATTTTGGATTGAAAAATTACTCTGGCGAAGTATTTGATGAGAGAAAAGAAAATATATTATTAGAATACAAATATCATTTAGTTGTTGAAAATAATAAAGAATATAATTATGCTACTGAAAAATTATGGGATGCTCTTATATGTGAATGCTTGCCATTTTATTGGGGTTGTCCTAACTTAGAAGAATACTTAGACCCATTATGCTTTGTAAGATTAGATTTAAATGACATACCAGGTTCTATAGAAATTATTAAGAAAGCAATGAAAGAAGATTGGTGGAGCCAACGTATAAATATTATTCGAAGAGAGAAAGAAAAAGTAATTAATAAACTAGGCTTCTTTCCTAATTTGGCAAAAATTATAAAAATACATGAAAAATAATTCAAAAATTACACCGACCAACATTTAAAATGAAACAAAAATGTTAGTTATAAATTCTAAAAGAATGTTTTATATAATTTTCTAAATGCTTAGATTTAATTTTAGTATTTATTATAATGGTTATTGTTTTATAAATTTCATTAAATGATTGCGGACTTTGTTTTTTTATATAATGTTTTAATTGGCTAAAAAACTCCTCTATTGCGTTTGTTTGCGGATTATAAGGAACAGTATATAATAAATAATTATCACTTTTTTCTATAGTTTCTCTTATTATTTTAGATTTATGTATTCGTGCATTATCCATTATTATCAAATGGTTTTTATATTTATCTTTTATAAAATGATTATAAAAATCTAGTATATGTTCTTTTTTTAACCCTCCTTTTACATATTCATACAATGTCCAACCAATTACTTTATTATATGAAATTGCACATAATAAATTATATCGTTTAAATGGGTATGTATTAGTTGTTTTTATTGCACGAGTTCCACTTTTACTTCTACCATATGAATGTGTCATATTTAGATATATACTTGTTTCATCTAAACAAATTGTTTTTTTATAATTATATTTTTTTAATTCTTTATAAAAAGTTTCTATATCTGTTTTTTCTTGACCTTCTCTTTTTTCTGGATAATATTTACTTCTTACACGTTTTCTAGTAATTTTATTCTTTTTCAAAATTCTATATATTGAAATATCGGTTAATGATATTTTATATTTTTGTTTTACTAATTTAGATAATTCCCATAATGTAATATTTATATTCTTTTTTACTAAAGATAATACATATTTTTCTATTTCATCTGTAATTTTATATGGTTTCTTTTTTGTTTGTTTGCGTTTAATATTTCCCTGTTTTTCATATCGTTTAATCCATCTATATAATGATACATAACTACATTTAAATATCTCACATGTTTCACGCATATCAATATCATTATCTAAATAATATTTTATCGCACTTAATTTATAATCTTCGGTATGATGTTTTGACATATATTATAATTTAATATATTTAAAAATTTATTAGATTATAAGTATAATAATGACTGATTTAGAATTAGAACAATCACAACAAATTGAAAAATTAAAATCAGAAATTCAAGAACTAAAAGAAAAATTAAAAAAATATACTAATCCAGAAAGAAATAAAAAATTTTATGAAAATAATAAAGAAGAAATAATAAAAAAATCAAATGATAGATTAAAAAATTTACCTAATGAAAAACTACAAGAATACAGACATAGAGCTTATGTAAAACGAAAAGATAAAGATAAGGTATAATTAAAATGATATCAAATTTTTAAATCTAATATATGATCTAAAGTAACATTGAATTATTCTAGCACTATTATTTTGTATAGCAATACTTTTTATTTCATTATAAGAATTTTTATATTTTTTTAACCTACGCTTTATAAATAATTTATTATTACTAAATTTTGTAGCATTTAATTTATATTCCCATATAGAGTTTTTTTCTGTATTTGTTTCTGTAAATCCTACTAGTCCTTTTGATTTAATATTAATACTATTTAAAACACTTCTAACAAAATTTAATCTATCTCTATTTAAAAATATTGGATGTAAATTTATAAACCAATCTCTTTTGAATGCTGTTGAATTATGAATAACATCGAAAGATAAATTTGTTTTTTCTCGTAATTCATTCAAAGAATTATATGTTTCTATTATTTTTCCAGTATATCCATTTATTTTTTTTGGTTTTATTAATATTTTAATGCGTTGATTTAAACATTGTTCTCTTTTAGTTGCATAGCGTAAATTATCAATTCTATTATCTTTTGAATTCATATTAATATGGTCTATGGTATAATTATCATTATAGTCTATTGGTCTTTGTCCCCAAGTATCCATTACTAATTGATGAACTTTTTTACCACTATACATATAATATTGTTCTTTTGCTCCATCCAGTGTTCCATAAGTAATCCTTCTTCTATCTTTAATTCTACCCATATTTGATACTTCTACTTTTAATGAAGGATGTTCTTTCCATTCTTCTCCTTCTATTTCTTGATATTTATCAAATGTAATTTTTGAGTAACCATATGGCGGTGATTTTCCAGTTCTTAAATATCTATGAATATTAGCAGAGTGACAACCAATTTTTTTGGATAAATCAACTATTGATGCAAATTTTACAATAGATTTTGTTGTCGGATTATATGCTGTTCCAGGAGAACCTTGAGTTTTTCCAGTTTTTTTACCCCTATCAGGATTATCTCTTTGTGTCTTTGCACCATGTTCTTTTCTTGATAAACATTGTAAATTATTTATAGAATTATCTTCTGGATTCTGATTGATATGGTCAATTTCATAATTATCAGGAATTATTTCATTATATACTGCTTCATATTTAAATCTGTGGAGAGATATAATACATCTTTTATCATTATATTTTAAACTAAAATCAGTAGTTCCTCTTTTACTTTTAGAACCATTAAGAATACGTTCAGTTTCAATATTTATAACTACATCAGTTTCTATATTTATTGAATATGTATTAAATTTTGGATGTATATATATTTTTTTATTTTTATCAATACTACTAATTTTAGTTTGATGTATTTGTTTAATTAATTCTTCTTCGCAATTATCACATTTTTCATTTTTAAGATGATTATTTACACTTTGTTGAAAATATTTTTTACATTTTGAGCACAATATTTTTATTATAGAATCATGATTTTTATAAGATTTTTGTGTTTCATTATCATAAATAAATTTATCACCGTGAATAGTATGAAATTCATCAATTAGTTCATCATAAGATTTTATATAAACATTTGAACATTTTCTACAACCACCATTTCCATTTAAATGATTATTTGGTATTACTTGAAATTCATAATCACATTTATTACAATGTATATTAACAGGTGTTACTGCATTTATATAAATTGTATTTGGGTGTGAAAATCTATCTAAAAATTTTTCTTTACTTTTTTTAATAAAATTTTCAGTATTTATTCTATCAGTGCATTTAGTTTTACTATTATTATGTCTTTCTAATTTTGATTTGGATGGAAATATAGCCCCACATTCTTGACACTTCATTTAACTATATGTATAATTGAAAATTACTTTTAAATCAATTTTTATTAAATTTAAATACTTTATGCGTAAAATATTTAAAAATAAAATAATTATAAAATATATAAAATGGTGAAAAAGAAAAAACCACCAGATAAATATAATTGTATCAAAGTTCCATTTAATAAAATTATTAGGGATAATGATACAAAAGATAAAATCTTTGATTGTGTTGTTAGAACTAATAAAATTACAATTAAAACATATCAACTTTTACGCTTATGGATTTTAGACAAATATCATAAAAATGAAACTATACCAACTATTACAGAAGATACAATTAAAATGGCACAAAAATCTATTTTAGAAAAATCTGCTGGACCAAAACCAAAAGGAAATAATTTAGCATTATTTAATGAATTTAAAGGTTTTCATACCTTATCCCTTGAAAATGGTAATAATTTATCACAAATATTGGGTTATAATGCTACATCTATTTTAACTGCTATTGAAAATAATATCAAATGTCATTTTTTTGACTATATTAGACGATTTATTAATTCGTATTTTACACATATATATCAAGAAGAAATCAAAAACAAAGAATTTAAAAAACAATTATTTACTGATCTAAAAAAACTAAAAAATGATATTATTGATCATACTACTACTTGTGATAGTAAATTTCATGAATGGTTAAAAAATAATAGAAATAATATTGTTCCAAAAGAATTTCATAAAAACGGATATTATTATGATATACAAGTAAGTCCACAAAAATATTTCAAACATATGATTTGGATGAATATCGAATTAGAAAAGATAGAAGGAAAAATGTATCAATTTATGCCTTTACGAACTGATTTAATACCTAAATTTATTCCATTAGATACGAAATCACTAATTGAAATTTTGGTTGATAAAGATAAAAATAAATACCTTCAGGATATTGAATTTAGTAAAGAAATATTATGGCATACCTATTTTAATATAAATATTAAGATGAAAAAATATGTATTTGATTATACTATTATAACTGATTGTTATTCCGCATCTATTAGATTTATCCATAAAGATAATTTACAAGAAGAAATAGACAAAAAAGAAAAAATGAGAAAAGGTAGAGATGAATGTAAAGGTTTAACGAATGAAGAAAAAACTATTCTAAAAAATAAAAAGAAAGAAGAACAAAAAAATCTAAAGAAATTACAATCTACTACACAATCTATTACAAAGAAACGGAAAGTAGAAAATATTGAATTTCCATATATAGACGAAGTTGATAAAAACGAATTAGAAGGAAACCATATTTATATCGATCCAGGAAAACGAGACCTATTATCTATAATAGATGATGATGGAAACCGTTTAACTTATTCAAATAAACAAAGAATAAAAGAAACAAAAAGATTAAAATATCAACAACTTATAAAAAATTATAAAGATACATTAGGTATCGGTGATATCGAAAATATATTATCAATTTATAATTCTAAAACTTGTGATATTGAAAAATTTAAGAAATATATTGAAGAAAAAAATAAAGTAAATGATAACTTATTTAAGTTATATGAAAATGAAAAATTTAGACAATATAAATGGTATGCTTATATCAATAAAAAGAGGTGCGAAGATAATATGTTAAATATAATAGAAAATAAATTTGGAAAAGATATTAAAATAATAATGGGTGATTGGTGCATAAAAAAACAAATGAGAAATTTTATTTCAACGCCAAATATAGGAATAAAAAGAAAATTAAATGAACGATTTGATGTATTCAATATAGATGAATACAGAACATCTTGTCTTCATAATAAAACAGAAGAAAAATGTGAGAATTTATATTTAGCAGACAAAACAAATAAATTACGAAAATTACATTCGGTCCTAACATTTCAAATGGAAAACAATGGGAGAGGATGTATCAATCGTGATTAT